TTATAATGAATTTAAGATTGTATTAATAAATAAATGTTCGTTCTCACGTTTTAATATCTCGGCTTCTTGGGTGTCCTGAGACGGCGCTCGAAGTGATTTAATTAAATTACCTAACTGGTCGTAAGATTTTTGCAACTCCGCCCCTCTCTCGTCCGAGATAGTCGACTTTGTTAGTATGTTTTCGAGGTTTTTAAATAAGGTTTCGACGTCCTCAAGGCTTTTAATTCCTGTTGTTGGCGTGTTACTATTGGCACCCCAAGCCGTAAGACTTGACACCTCCCAGAGTTTAACCTCCGAAATAATATTCGCCCCTCGTTCTTTGCTGTAATTTTCCCTAATCGTTTGGAATCCGTGAGAGTGTTCCGTAATAATTCCCTCTTTATATTCGATTAAAGTATCTTGTCCTAGCGTAGATTTAGACATTTGAGAAACTGCAAAAGCGCCTTTCTCGTCTTCGCCTAGTTCTAAAATTCGACCGACTGCGAGGTGTGGATCGTGGTTTTTAAAGTGCTTAATTCTGGATAGATTTTCACTAATGGACTTTTTAAAAGAGCCTTTTTCCATTATGTCGCCGTCGCTGTCTTTGTTACCGAACGCCGAGAAATAAAACTCAACTATTCCCTTGCTTTCTTCGATTCCTTTTATTTCAAGGCCGCAACTTTTAACGCTTTTATTCATTACTATTTTGGTTTGTGTTTAACAAAGATACAAATTTCTTGGCCTCGTCTATTGGCAACCCGTGAGCGTGTGCAATTATGTTGGCCGCCGCGTCTGGAGAAAGTCCTTGTTTTGTTTGGGCTACTACTTTAATAATACTGTTTGTGATTTTTTCAGACCTTGCCGCCTTTTTGTCCTCGTCTTCGTGTAACGCTCCGATGTGTGTTAAATCCTGTACAACCTTGTAATTTTTGCCGTCTCTTTTGGACCAGTCTTTCACTACAGTTGAATTAAATTTTGATAGTACTCGCCTGTCTAATGGCAAAACAGAGTTTTCATAAAACGATTTTAAAGCGGCTTTTTGGTTGGCGTGTGTCTTGTTTGCAGGATCATTAAACAACTCAGAGGGAGCGCCGTAAACATTGCAGAGCGTCCGTAAATTCTGTATAGCCGTTTTTAATATCTCTAAATCACTCGACGACATACCCAATTGAAGGAATTTTCCTTTTCCCGAACCCGCCAAAACTTTGTTGAACTTTCCAGAGCCTCCGATCTCTTTGTCTAAAAGTGCCTGTCTTGTTTTTACTTCTTCGGCTGTGAGCGGGAACTCCCCCTCATTGGTGTATATTCCTGCAATACCTCTATTGGTAATCATTGCCGCCTGTGCTTCTGCTCTTTGGTTGTCACCATGTAAAGCAAGCCAAGCCGCCGCAAGTGGTGACAAGCCGCGAAGAGACTCGACGCCTCTCGTCGTTGGGTTTACATACTTTAAGTGAATCAACTCGTCTACAGAAAAAGACTCTTTTTGTCGTCCTAGTTCGAATTTATACCCCGAAACGGTCAACCGACTCCAAAGGCTGCCAGAATAGATCACCCGTCGTAAGCATGTAAGTAAATGACTCTTCTTTAAAATCCTTTTGCGTTTGCTCTGGGTTTGGCTGCATAACGAAATCAAAGAAACGCCCGTCTTTTACGTCCTCGAGTGTTCCGTCTTTTTTCACCTCTTTAGGTAGCCAAGGCACGTCCGAACCCGTCTCGCTTATTTTCCTAATAATGGAGTATGCTTGTGCGTTTCGCTCGAATCCCTCCGTTATGAGTTTATTATCTGACTGTTGCCCTGCCGAATTACCACCGCTTAAAATAGTGAGGTTGCCGTCTGCTAGGTTTCTATGCTGTGAGCCTGTGAGACTAAAAACGTCCGAATGTTTAAACCCTGTTAAAAGACTGAACGCTTTTTCTTGTAGCCAATTACTCATTTAAAATAGTTTTGTCAAATTTACAATATTTTTTTAACCTATTTAAAGCGCCCCTCCGACGTCTCTCGAAAGTCTGTCGAATGCATACCTCAACGGGTCGATTAAGTGGTTAAATTTATCTATCGGAATCCCTGCTTTTTTGTCGTTCCAGATGTAGTTATTTAATTCTGTCTTTAAATTGGGCGAAGGACCGCAAACGATTAACTCGTAGTCCATTATTTTTTTTAGTCCTGAGATTATACTCCCCGAACCCTTAACACATGGTTGTATATTAAACCCTCTTTGTCTTAAATCATGTATAGTTATTTTTCCCGCGCTGTCTGCTATTATTAACCCGTTTTTTTTGACTCTATCAGTTAATAGCTTTGCGATGTCGTCCGTCCCTAAGTTTTGCAAATACGCCTTTTCCTCGATGTATATTTTTTTAGACTTTTGATCGACGGCCACCTTTACAAGTCCGCAAGGATCTGGATTGAATCCAAAGTCGAGGCCGTGGCAATATGGGAGAGACTCGTCGAAAGTTCCCTCGGTCCAGTCTGGTAGAATTGCGCCCTCTGCCTTTTCCAACCATCCGCCAATATAGTTGTGATAGTATCGTTTAGGATTGTTTTCTTTTGTTTTGTTTGCTTTGTCTATCCAACTTTGAGGCAAATATCCCGCCTTTTCTGCTAGGTGATAGGTCGTGTGTATGTGTTCGACTGTGTCAAGGTTGGAAATTGTTACCTCTAAGCCTTCAATTTTTATTTTTTTGTTAGCGGGTTCGATCCATCGTTTATAAATAAAATGCTCCGGAGTGGTTGGATTCATTATCCAAATAACTCGATTAACTGCCTCGCTACTCCTAATCGAATCGTCTATTGTATCGAAATCCTTCTCTTTGGTGAACTCTTCGCCCTCATCAATTACCATTGTTGTGAGTCCTGGAATAGATTTAAGCGTCGCGGTCTGGTTTCCTGAGCTTGTTTTCACCCCTGCAAACATAATAAAGGAACCTGTCTTTAAATTGGTTACTCGGTCGCCTCTAAACTGGAATAGTTTATACGAATTATTGCGCTGTATGGCTTCTTTAAATTCTGGAATAATCGATTTCTCGGCGCTTGTCATAGTATAACGCAGAAACAAAACTCCGTGTCCTTTTTCGAATGTTAAGCGGCTTAAAAAATCGTGAACGCTTGTAGATTTGAGAGAGCCACGCCCTCCAGTTACTAGAAAATACCTCTTTTTAGATGTGTATAGAGGCTTGTACGCTTCGTTAATCTGAGTCATCTTTTACCCAGTTAATAGGGTTTATAGACTCGCCGTCTGTTTTATGGTCGATTTCTTGCTTGCTTGTCTCCATTAACCCGTGTAAAGACTTTAGGGCAAATATTGCGATCGTTTTGTCTATCTCTCCGCTTGCTGCTTTCTCCCAAATAATCGACTCGCATTTGTTGTACATCCTTTTTAATGTGTGAAAAACTTCGGTCTCTTCGTTGAATTTCTTCATTAAATAAACGAATAACTCTCGATAAGTTCCGCACTTTTCCGCAATGGTTGAAATAAAGAACGTTTCGTTGTCTACGGCGTCGAGTGCTTTCTTTGCTAGTTTCTCGGTTTTCTCTAGCGTCCATTTTTCCGCGTAGTTATTTCCTTTTTTTGCTGCCATGGTTTAAAGTTTTATTCTCTTAACACTCTTAAATACGTGATAGAAGAAATTTATAATTTTATCAGGTACAACTTCAATCGACGTTAATGTTTGCTTATAATTCCCGGCTGTGGAGTTTATTCTAACAGTTAATAATTCTCTTTCAAGTGTTTTCAATTGGCGGGTTAACTTGTTCATTAATGTTGTAAGTTGCGACCATTCCGAGTAATTAACATTATTAATGTTGCGCGTTGTATTAATCAATCTTATAATGTCCTTACATTGTAAGAATGTTAACTCTTCAACCTTTTTACCTTTAAGGTAAAATTGCTCTGTCTTACTTGGCTGTTGTTCCATAATTTTAATTGATTAATCGTTGTCTTTGTTTCTGCCTCTCGACTTGGTGCTTTTCTTTTCGAGCCTATCCCTCATTATCAAATTACGCTCTTTTATAACTGCGTTTTCAACCTCCAGATTTTTATTGTCTTCTCTGAGTTCTTGCTTTTTCTCTCTTAACTCTTCGATCTCTTTCTCTAGCTTGTCGAACTTCCTTTTAATATATTTAATAATCGCCCTTCCTGCCGTACCTGTAGAGGCCAACGCTCCGACCATTATTTCGTTGAACCAATTATCGAGAGACGAGAGAGGCATTTTTTAACCTTTTATGTCTTCGTACATTCCTAGTATACGGAACAAGTCCTCCGTTGTTATTTTGCCCTGTGAGACCAACACTAGGCCAACACCCGCAAGCACAACGAAAGCCGAGATCCCTGCATATTCTGCAAAGTCTGGTTTCCCTTCGCCTCCAGTCTCGGACGCTTTGTTCTTTTCGATGTGGTCAATTACTTTGCCTTTCAACAGTTTTGCAACCTGGAGAGACATTCCGACAACTGGGTTACTTTTCCCCGCTAAACCACTAGCAAAAGACGCTAAACCTCCGATCAACTTTTTACCTTTTCCGTTACTCATAACTAAATTGTTTTGTTAAAGATAGGTATTTAGTTAAGATTAATATTTTGATAGTCTCTAATTATTTTCATGTCGGCGTCGTTAGAATCTTTTTTACAAGGTATTTCGGCGACAAGTTCGCCAATTACGACGCAATATCCGAGGCCGTTATTATCGCAATAGTCTTGAGCGTCTTCTATTGATATAGCGGGAATATGTGGACCGCAAAAGGTCGAAATCTCTCCCGTTGCTGGGTTGATCGCTTTTAATTGTGTCGTAAATAATTTCACTACCTTATTTCAATTTATTTAAATCTATAGAAATCTGGTTCTCTCCAAACCCAGACGAACGAAAGGCGCTAGAGGTTGTTTTTCCGTTATATGTTGCCATTAAGAAAAGCGAGTCGGGACCTTGCGAGCTTAAAGATATTGAATAATCGTAAGTATTTTCATTTTGATTTGTTTCGATTGTTTCCTCGACTGTGTATATTGTAGTAATATAGTTGTAGCCGTCCGCGTCCTTGTAATTAATTATACTGAGTCCCTGCTCGGAATAAGCGTAAATTGTTACGACGTGGCTTTCTTCTAAACTTGTCGAGGTTGCTGTATTAATCTCTTCTTTTTCACACGCTGCGAATAGTAAAGCAATTGCAAATAGTAATATTAATTTTTTCATAATTTAATTTTTAATTGTTGTTAAATATAAAGTTAAAATCGTCCTCCTTTAAAAGCTCATTTTCCTTGAAATACATTTTCAAACTGTCAACAAACGCCTTTCGATTGGGGTGTTTGTCTTTGTGTGTTGCCTGGTACTTGTTGCAATACTTTTTCCAAAGTCTATTATTTTCGTCTATTTCGTATTTAATTTTAAAGGTCGACTTTCTCGGCCTCGCTTGCATTAAATTAACGATCTTTTGTAAAAAAGGCTGAACCGCTTTAGAGTGTATTTTGTGCGCTTGTTTTACTTCTTTGTTGTGTTCCGATGTTGATTTCATAATCGTTTTAATAAAAATATTGATTCAATGAAGAGGTAAACCCCTCCAGTTGATAGAATAAAATACTGGTCTAAGTTAAAAAATAAAGGATATAAAACCACATTAAGCCAAAACGCTTGACAATAAATGCATAGGCCTAGCGGTTTTAATATTGCGCGATACTTACGCCGCTTTTTTGATCGGTTCTTTATCCAATGGTAAAGGAGCCAAAGATAAAACCTTCGGAAAATCATTCCGCTTTTGTAGGTCTCTTGTATTAAGTGACTCAGGGCGGCGACAAAAAGGGAGTACTCGAATATATTCACAACCTCGATTATTA